AAGTTGTCTATCCGTCAGGCCACAGGGACAAGCTTGATGTCGCTGTTAGACGTGCAGTTCTGACGGGTGTCGGTCAGGCAACTGCTGCTGTTTCTCTGAAACATGCCGAAGAAGCTGATTGTGACCTGATGGAACTGTCAGCACATTCCGGTGCAAGGCCTGACCATGCAGAATGGCAGGGGCAGCTTGTCAGCAGAACCGGAAAAAACGCAGGAAGGACGATTGACGGTCTATATGTCTACACACTCGACCAAATCGGCTACGGAACGGGCAGAGGCTTTAAAGGCTGGAACTGCCGACATAACTGGTATCCGTATTATGAAGGCTTTTCCAAGCCGAACTACACAAAACAGCAGATAGCCGCACTCAATGCGAAAAACATTCCGTATAACGGGCAGATGTACTCCGAATATGAAATTTCGCAGATGCAGAGAGCGGCAGAACGAAAAATCCGGAAACTGAAACGCCGTCTAATTACCGCACAGGAGAGCATCAGAAACGCTCCTGACAATGCGACAAGGGCAGCAGCACAGAATTACTATAACCGAAACGCTGTCAAGCTGAAAGATGCCGAAAAACAGCTCCGTGACTTCTGCAATCAGACAGGGCAGTGGAATGACAAGTTCAGGACACAGGTCAGCGGATTCGGACAAAGTGAGGCACAGAAAGCTGTCTGGGCGAACAAAAAAGCACAACAAGGCAAAAATCCCCCGCCTGCTTTTCCGGCTTCGCCCTCTGTTCCGAAATCTCCAAAGCCGAAAAATCCGTCCGGTTCAGTCGCTTTGCCAGCCGGAAAAATTGCAGAAACTCCGGAAATTTTGCAAAGAACAGCCGAACAAGTTGATAAATTTCTTGATGATTATGCAACGAAAAAAAGTAAATGGAGCGGTAATGCTTTCCGAATGTTACAAGATTCCTTTGATAATGCTATGGGAAAAAAGGATTGGAATTGTGATATTTTAATCAGGGAAGATGCAGATATTAAAATTGTGATTCATGAACTTTTACATGCCCGTTCCTGTAGTTACTTTTCTAAAGAAGAATTTATTGAACATAGGACTATGGAAGAAGCAACAGTTGAACTGTATGCACAGGAAATATGTAAAAAAAATCATCTTCCTTATAGTGAAAATTATCCTGTATCTGTAAGAAGTTTAAGAGATGTGAACAGGATATTAAAAATCAGTCCAACAGACTTTGATTTTGGAAGAAAAATGCTTGACATTGACATGAAAATGCGGTATAATTGGATTATAGAACAGGTTGGAAATAGTAAATTAAGCCTGATAGATAAGATAACAATAGATTATCTAATTGAGATTCTGGAAGGTGAACCACTATGAAAGAAAAATCAAAAGAATTTCTTGGAATCCTTGAAAAAGCAGATGGATTTACATCAGAACAGTGGAAAGATTTTGAAGAAAAATTTGAAAACTATTTGAAAAGCCTAACTGAAAGCGAGAAAAAATATTTTTATGCTCATCAAGGTAAAGAGATAATTAGACAATTGCTTTATAAGCGTGATGGAATACTACTTGAAGAGCCTGTTAAAAATCCTAAACTAAAAGAGTATATTAAAAAAATTAAGCTCATCAATTCAAAGACACCAGAAAAAGAAATTATAAATCTTCGTAATGAATTGAATGAATATTTGCGTTCATTGCCTGAAGAAGAAAGAAATGAATTTGTTCAGACAGGCTATGGAGAAATGCTGGAAATGTGTTGCCCTTAAATAAAAAAAATCCTGTTCGGAGAAAAGAAAATTATTATGAACGGACTAAAAGAAATCCCGACTTGTCAGCTGGTGGAAGAACTTTTGAAAGGACGTGAGGACAATGACAGCGGGCAAACATAAAGTACAGCAAATGACATATTGGATGAAAAATGAATCTTGGTGGAAATATAACGAAAATGGAGAAGCTGAAATTTTGTCAACAGCTCCGGAAAAAGCCCAAGAAAGCTATCGTTTCTACAGGAAAATACAGAAGGAAAACGATGAAGCTTTTGAACGATTGGCTAATACTTCGCCTGATGAGGCTACCGATGAATAAAAATCCCGTCTGGGAGAAAGAGGGAATGTTATGAACGGTTTAAAAGAAATCCCGACTTATCAGTTGGTGGAAGAACTGAAAAATCGGGAAGCAGTGAAAACAATTATCGTTGAACCGTATGAAGATTTTACAGTAAACGTGAACGGTTCGGCGGTTGTTCTGATTGTGACGGATTAGCTGATTTTTTTATAAATGTATGCTCTTTTAATATATGCACTGAAGTATTTTCCGTGTGATGATGCACTCATCAAATGATGATATTCATATTCTGGTACATCATAATAGGCATACAATCCGCCTGAATGAAATCTGATATAGAGGATTCTATTTTCTTTATCATAGCCTACATCAGATAAATTGCTGGACTTGACAGAAATCATTTCCATATCAATCACCCCCTTTCGCTATTATTATAACAGAAAATAATGAAAAAGTCAAACAAAATTAAACCGTCCGCTACGGGCGGTTTTCTGATACCAGAAAGTGAGCACCTGAAAAGGGTGCAATTTTTATACCCCGAAAAGGAGAATTGCAATGATTCCCACAATTCTTTTATTATACATTCTGAATGCCCTGACACCGCTTCCGGACTGGGTAATGATTACCGTCTGGATTCTGGCGATTATAGGGGCTTTTGATAATGACGAAAAATAAATCAGAAAAGGAGCAACCACAATGGAAAAAGTAACACCTGAAAGCTATCGTGAATATCTGACAAAGAATCTTGAAACGCTGAAAGAAATGTCTGAATATGGTCACGGCACAGCGGGAGATTTGGAAATTATGAACCAGATTCACTATCTCATGAAAGAGCTGTACTGTCTGGACTTTGGTTCAGCAGGATATATTGAAGCAGGAATAGAATTGTCCTGCCCCATGCAGAAAGAAGAACTTCTGGAAGATTTCTCGACAGAAGAACTTGTCAGAGAACTCGAAAAGCGCGGTTCGGCAAATATCCACCGGACAGATGACAGGAAGCTGTTCACATTTACAGGCAATTTTTATACTGATTAAATAACGGTAAAACAGGCTTTAAAGCCTTATTTTTATACCCATTTTTCAGAAAAGGAGAGTTTTTTTCTATGGCAGAAGAAATCAAAGAAACCGAAACCAAACAGGAACAGCCGGAAACTCCGGCAGAGAAAACCTATTCCGAAGCGGATTACAACGCCCTGAAAACTCAGCTTGATGAAGCAAATCAGGCTATCCAGAGTTTCAAGGACATGGACATTGACGGCATCCAGAAATCCGCTGACGAATGGAAGCAGAAAGCCGAAGCCCTCGAACAGGCTCAGAAAGAACGTGACTATTCCGATAAGCTCGACAAGTTTGTTCAGAGTCAGAACATGAAGAATGCCATCTATGCGGCATATCTGAAAGGTATGCTCAAAGATGCCGAACTGAAATTCGATAAAGACGGTTCTCTTATCGGCGGTGCAGATATTGTGCAGAAGCTGAAAGAATCCTGTCCGGATGCGTTCGCCAACGACAAGCCAAAACCTGAATTTGTCGGCAGTACGTCCGGCAATACCGTCAAAACTCCCGATGATGATGCTATCCGCAGAATCATGGGTCTGAAATAAGGAGGAAATTCTATGCCGAATACTATCACACTTATCAGCAAATATATCGCCCTTCTGGACGAAGTCTACAAGCAGAGTACGCTGACTGCTGACCTTGAAGCCGCTCCTGAACGTATCCGTCAGGGAAACAATGCCCGTCAGATTCTGTTCCCTAAAATGAGCCTTGACGGTCTGGCGGACTATTCCAGAAATTCCGGCTACGTTGACGGCAGTGAGTCCCTGACATGGGAAACAAAGGAATTCAACTACGACAGAGGCAGAAAATTTACTGTCGATGCCATGGACGATGAGGAAACCGCCGGCATTTCCTTCGGAATGCTGTCTTCTGAGTTTATCAGAACGAAAGTTGTTCCGGAGCTGGATGCATGGAGATTTGCAAGCTATGCCGCAAAAGCAGGAACAAAAGCCACTAATCAGACGTATTCCACCGGTGACGGCATTCTTGCCGCCCTGACCGCCGCCAATACTACTCTTGACGAAGCGGAAGTCACTCCAGAAGGCAGATATTTATTCATTACCCCGACACTGTACAATCTGATTGCTGCCGTGGAAACTTACAAATCCAAGGCCATGCTCGACAGCTATGCCAAAATTGTAAAAGTTCCGCAGTCGAGATTCTATTCTGCAATTGACCTGCTGGACGGCAAAACCTCCGGCGAAGAAGCAGGCCATTATACCAAGGCTTCTGCCGGAAAGAATCTCAACTTCATGATTGTTCAGAAGCAGTCCCCGATTCAGTTCACAAAGCACAATGTGACAAAAGTTATCAGTCCGGAGCAGAACCAGAATGCAGATGCATGGGCATTCTTCTACCGTGCCTACGGCATTACGGACGTTTTCGACAACAAGCAGAACGGAATCTATGTTTCTGTTGCCTCGACCTGATGCGGAGGTGATTTCATGAAAACTATCGGTCTGATATTTCCGGAGGAAAAGAAAAAGCCTGCCAAGCAGGAAAAACCACCGGAAAAAGAAAAGAGTGTGTAAATGGCTTACACAGATTTTGAATTTTATCAGGAAAGCTTCTTCGGTACAGCAATAACAGATTCAGAAGTGTTCCGTCAGGCGACGGAACGGGCTTCTGAATATCTGGATATGGTGACATTTGACCGGCTCTGCACCGGCATTCCGGCAGAATATGAAACGAAAATCAAAAAGTGCTGCTGTGCTCTTGCAGAAGCAATTTATCTGTATCAGCTCAAAGCAAACAGCAGTTCTGATTCCGGCAGACCGAAAACACAGGAAACCATCGGGGCTTACAGTGTTTCCTATGGCAGTGTTTCTAACACTCTGTCGGCACTTCTGAACGGTGAAACTGCCGGACTGGAAGATTATCTGCAAAG